TGAGGATAGGGTCGATAGCCATGGTTGTGTCTCCTGTAGTCCAGTAGGGGTTAGAGGTCGTCAAAGTTGAAGGGGTTGAGCGCGGCCGGGACGACCGCGGGCCTTTTGTCGGATTCAGGCACCAGGGCGAGCGTGCCTTCCGGCGTCTCCCAGAGCGCAGCCAGTGCCTTCTTGTCGATGCCCTTGATCTTTTCCAGCTTGGCCGGGGACAAGAGCTTTTTCTCCCATAGCAGGTCGCCCAGGACGCCTTCGAGCTGGTTGATCACCAGGGCCTCAGATTTCCATTTGCGGTTCGCCTTCTTCCGCACCAGCTTCCAGCCCGGGGTGGCTTCCCCTCGTTCGGCCAGTTCCTGCAGGTATTGGAAGAAGGAGGCTTTGTAGTCGTCCAGGGCTGTCAGGAGGCTTGCGACCTTGGCCCGCTCCTCGGGCGTCATGTCCATCGGGTTCGGGAAGGTCAGAGTCGGGACCTCGGCTGGTACGATGTCGGCGAAAGCGACCTGGGCGACCTCCAGGGCCTGCCCCAGCAGGGCCGGGCAGACCGCTTTTGCGGCGCACCAGCGGCACTGCTTCTCGCCCGGGACCAGGGGGGCGTCCTTCTTTGTGGTGGCCAGAGCGGCCGGTTTGACCGTGCCCTTGATCCAGTCCTCGATATAGCCCGGAGTGGTGTCCCAGGTCATGATGCCGCCGTTGTGGTGCCGCGGCTGGGCGATGCCGATTACGATCTTCTTGACCCACGACTTGTCCTTCAAGGCATGCAGGACCGCTTCCGCATACAGCATGGCTTGAGGGTTCTCGTCGGGGGCGACCAGGACGCCGGCGCCGTGCTTGTAGTCCCAGACGTACAGGACGCCGTTCGCCTGGTCGTGGATCTGCGCATCGCAGGTGCCAAACATGCCGCTCCAGACATGTTCGAGGGACAGGCGCTGCTCCGGGATGATCGGCAGGCCAGGTTCGCGCAGGGCGTCGAGGTACATTTGGACGGACTCGACCATCTCGTCGTTGACCTCGAAGCCGTCGAGGTTGATGGAGGTCAGCGGGTTGGTCCAGAGGACGCCCTTGTCCATGGGCTTGATATACCAGCCGAGATACCGGGCGGCGTCAAGCTTTTCGATGATGCACTTCTCAGCCAGGGCATGGGCAGCTGTGCCCTCGTCGGCATAATAGGTTGAAGGCGGGGTCGGCAGGGTGGCGCAGAGCGCCACCGAGCCGGGACAGTTGATCCACCGTGATGCCGCGCTGGGCGACAGTTTGGCGTGTGCGGCCATATCCTACAGCTCCTCATCCTTGGGCTCCCACCCGGACTTGCATGCTTCCACGACGCTCTCCCAGTACTCTTCGGCGATCTCGTCGGTCTTCTTGGCCCCGCCGCCGTGATGGGCCATCAAGGCGCGAGCATCACCCTTCGGGTCCGCCGATCCGCCCTTCATGCGGGCCTCGGCGTAACTGGCCACGGCGGCCTTGACGTCGGCCAGGGTCAGCTTGGGCTTGGCCGGCTCTTCCTTCTTGGGCTCCTCGGCCTTGGGGGCTTCGACCGGCTCCGTGGCCTTTTCCTTCTTGGCCCGGGTGGCCTTGGGCTTCTCTTCGGTCTTGGGGGCTTCTGGTGCGGCGACGTAGACATTCTCGACCATGTTTTCCTTCTGGAACTCCAGGTAGGCCGCCTGATTTTCCGCGATCTTTTCCTGGGCCGCGACGAGACGCTCGAACAGACAAATGACTTTTTCCAACATGATGAACTCCTATCTATGGTTAATGGTTGATTGAATTCGTTGACCGATCCATCTCATGCACGGCACGGCCATGCTGTTGCCGATGGCCCTGTAGCGCGGGCCGTCCGGGCAGTCCTCGGCGGGCTTGTTGCGCCATGGGATGCGGGTGTAACCGCGGGGAAATCCCTGTAAAAACTCACATTCCTCGACAGTCAATCGGCGGACCGCGTAAGTTCGGTGTGCTGATTGCGTTTCACTGCCAGAGGATCGCCCCACTTCTTGAACCGCTGATAGTGCTTGTCGCAGTAGCCCAGCCCCTTCTGAGGCTTCCCACAGATCGCGCATGAAGCGCGTGGCTTGTGCTCCCGGTTGTGACAGCTCCGACAGATACGCTCCAAGTTCTCTGGTGAGTTGTTCAGATGGTCCCCATCCTTGTGGTGGACATCCCTCGCATTCAGTTTCCCGCAGCGACTGCAAGAGCCAGGCGGAACTATCTTCCTGGCGTGATAGTGCGCAGTAGACCACCCAATTTCTGGAGAATGTCGCGCATCGAAAGCCCGTGCCATGCAGTCTCGATTGCAATACTTGCGCCGGTTGAAGTTCAGCAAAGATTCCAAGACTCCAGACGCAAAACGCTTCCTCTCCAATTGCTTCCCGCAATATTCGCAATGCTTCAATGGGTCTGGTTTTCTCAGCATTGGCATGTTGTTTACATCCTATCTGGCTTTGATTCACCAGCACATGCTGGTCTGCACCCGTTGATAGGGTGAACGCCATATCGTCACTACCTAGGTACCCCTTGCCGCCACCTTCGCAACCGCATCTGACCTTAAATGCGCGGACCACCATCGGCGTGTTACGCCCACTCGGGTTGCTGTTTGTATTGAGCGTGCCTGAAACATTCCTGTACTCTGCAATGCCGTTCAGACAGGCAACCACAGGGTCTTGCCCTCGCGTTTCGCCAGCACGTTCAAAGCCGCGTCCACTTGCGGCAAGGCAAGGGGCAACGTCATGCGTCAAGGCTCCTGCCTGGGTTCCCGCTCCGCGACTGCGGCCAAGGCTTGCTTCAATTGTTCCGGCAGGGGTTTTCCCCGCTTCTCGGCTCGGCGGAGTATCCCGGCGCACGCCTTCGAACTCAAAAAGTACCGCTGCGGGATCGAACCCTTCTCTAGCACTTGCGACAACGAACACACGGCGGCGTCGTTGGGCCAGGCCGAAATATTGGGCATCAAGGACCCGCCACGCGATTGCCCGCGCGGGTCCATACACAGCACCAGCGTCCGCCCATCTTCCCCCTGGTGGGAGAAGCGGCACAGTTTCGCCGGCAAGGAATCCCAGAAAGCATCCGAAGGCATTGTCCTTGGAAGACAAGACTCCGGGGACGTTCTCCCAGACGACCCAAGGGACTTGCATGTCGTCGGCCAGCTTGGCGAAGGCGAGGGTGAGATTCCCCCGCGGATCGACAAGGCCCTTGCGCAGCCCCGCGATGGAAAAGGCCTGGCAAGGAGTCCCGCCCACAAGAACATCGACATCACGATACTGCTCTCCGTTGATTTTGGTCATGTCGCCCAGGTTGGGCACGCCGGGGTAATGGTGCGCGAGCACCGCCGCGGGGAAGGCTTCAACCTCCGCGAAGGCCACCGGCTCCCATCCAAGCGGATGCCAGGCGACCGTCGCGGCCTCGATGCCACTGCAAACTGACAGGTATTTCATAGACCTCGACCTCCATCCATTATCTTTCCGACGGGCCCACCTCGCGGTCCAGTGCGCGGTCGCTGATGTCCGCCTTGCTGACCAGGGTCTGGGCCAAGACGGCGTCCATGGACCCGTCGAAGACCAGATACTGGACCAGCACGCTCTCGGTCTGGCCGATGCGGTGCGCCCGGTCTTCGGCCTGGGCCATCCAGCCCGGTGTCCAGTCCTGCTCCACGAACACGACCGTCGAGGCCGCGGTCAAGGTCAGGCCGACGCCGGCCGCCTTGATGTTGCCCACGAAGACCCGGCAGCCCGGGTCGGTCTGGAAGCGGTCAACCGCGGCCTGCCGGTCGGTGTCCTTGGTCTGGCCGGTGATGGTCACGCAGCCGAACTGCTCCAGGCCGGCCTTCAGGATGTCGATCACGTCATGGTGGTGCGCGAACACGATGACCTTGTCCGCCCCGTCCAGCATGTCGATGATGTGCTCGACCGCCTTCCCCACCTTGGCCACGCCCAGGTCGTGGCGCAGCTTGGCCATCTCGGTGAAGGCTGCGCTCTGGCCTTCCAGGGCCCTGGCGGCCTCCTCGAAGCCGAGCTGCTCGATGAGCTTCTTCTCGGCCTTCAGGATGCCGCTCGCGCCGTTGGCTTCCAGCGGGATGATCTGGCGGCGCTTTGCCGGCAGCTCGGTCAGCACGTCCTTCTTCAGGCGCCTGACCATGAACCGCTGGCGCATCTTGTCCTGCAGCTCCTCCAGGTTCGAGGCCCCAGTGAAGTCCCAGACCATCTTGCGGCCGGCCCGGATCTGCTTGGCCCCGCAGTATCTCTGCGCGAAGCCGAAGAAGTTCCGGCCAAGGCCCTCCGGGTCGATGGCGTTGACTATCGGCCAGAGTTCCACGGGGCGATTCAGGATCGGCGTGCCGGTCAGGAATACCCGGCGCCGGGCCGGGATGGCCAGAGAGGCCCTCGTGCGTTTGGCCTTGGGGTTCTTCAAGTACTGGCTTTCGTCGTAGACCACGAGGTCCCAGGTCCGCTCGGTCAGGTCAGCCCGCTTCCAGACCATGTCGTAGTTGATGATGGTCAGCTCGACGGTGCGGGTCAGCCACTTCTCGGCCTCGCGCTGCCAGTTCAGGAGCAGGCTCTTCGGGGCCACGACCAGGATGGTCTGGATGGCCGTGTCGAGGTTGATCAGGCCCAGGGCCTGTATTGTCTTGCCCAGGCCCATCTCGTCCCCGATCAGGACGCTTTTGCGGCTGGCCGCGTAGGCGATCCCGGCCTTCTGGTAGGGCAGGTAGGACAGGCCCTCGGGGGCTGGTATCTCGATTTCGGAATCCGTAGCACGGCTTGCCTGGAGCGTTTCCTTCCAGGCCGCTCTAGCGTTGAGGGCGCTGGCCGCCATGTAGTTGATGAGGCTTTCGGCTTTGCGGTGGTCCGTCGTGTACCAGAGCTTGGCGTCCGGGTCCCAGCGGAAGCCGGCTTCCTTGGGCAGGAGCCGCTCGGCGTAGGTGCCGCTCCAGACGTACCGGCGGCCGTCGTGTTGCAAACTCGCCATGGTGCTACCTCCTCACATCACAAACATTAAGACGATGAATGCCCAAAAGCCCACCAGTGCCATCAGTATCCCGACAGCTTCACAGCAGATTTCCTTGAACCAAGCTCGGCGCTTTTGGCGCCGGACGTGCATCGGGTCCAGAGGGCTCTTGCCCTCGTAGAGCAGTTTCATTTGGCCTCCTCGAAGCAGGTCAGCTCCATGTGTCAGTTCGGTACCATCAGCCAATAGTGCCTTGTAGTTCTTCTTGGCCATAAGATCCTCCTCGTTGGTTTGGTCGGAGCCCGAAGGCTCCCTTGAAATCAGCGAAGATTCTTGTCTCGTTTGTATCCGGCAGGGAGCGCACCCACGCTTTACCGGAGATGTTGTGCCGGGTCTCTTCGGGGTCTAGTTCCCGCCTCGGCTTGTGGGTATTCGTTTTTCAAAGAGCTTGCCGGAGGCCTTCATCGCCTCGGCAAGTCCTTCTTATTGCCTTTGGGGGAAATGTGTCAAGCAGAAATTTTCTTCGGAAGGAAATTATTTTTTGCGAGGTTTCCCAGATATTTATTTTTCAGGGGGACAAATTCTTTTTTTTGTCACGACCAGCCTTGCCGCGAGGTCTGTCTGGCCTCCGCGGCCTTCCCGCTTCAGAAGCTGCTCCAAACCCCCTTTGATATAAGTCACTTATAGCCGCCAAGAACAAAGTCTTTGACGGCAGCTATGCACTCCTGTATTTCCCCTAGGGTAACACAATCCGAAGGAGGTTTTCAATGGCGACTTGGAGAAGAGGAGAAAAGGCGGCTTTGGCCCGGGCCGCGGGGGTCAGCCCCGGGCAAATCACATACTACCTGCAGCGCAAGAAGCGGGCGAGCGCCGAGACGGCCATCAAGCTCGGACTGGCGTGCAAGAAGATGTGTCTGCCCATCAAGCGGGAAGACTGGGTTTTCACCCGCGAGACCGAGAACCCGTATTTCGAAGGCAAGCCCCTGACCGGCGCTTGACGTTCTTAAAAAGAAAGGTATACCGGAGAAACCATGAGACCGAGAAAAGAAACAAACATCCGGATCTGCGGGCACTGCGGACGGCCACTCGAAAGGAAATACCGGCCGAGCGGCAGACTTGAGTCCATTGAAGACTTCGAGAAGCGCAAATACTGCGACCGGGTGTGCATGGCGTTTGGAATGTCCAAACAGAAGTGAGGTAAGTATGTGCAAAATAAGGCATACGACGTTTGCAGCCGCTGCCCGTTACGCAACCAGTAGAAAAGCGAGGTAGTTGTGGGAAATATCAGAAATTATGGAATGAGAACGGACATCAACTGCTCATTCTGTTCATGCCAAGCAACCGGTTTTTGGTCGAAGGGCGACATAGAAATATTCCTTTGCTCGAATTGCGCTAAGGAGATCCTGCCAGCTCTTTATGCGGATACGATTTACCGGGAATCCGCGCACATGCTTCAAGCTGCGAACAAAGCCGTCGCCGATTTTCTCTCGGTGTTCTGGCGTGCGCTGTTCCTGAATACAAACAAGTCCTTCCGGGAAAGATGCTTACGTCAGGTGTACCATGACCCAAATGGGGAATAAAGAAACCCAGGTCTGCACGAACCTGGGTTAGGTGGAGGAGGATGCGGTCTGGAACCAACCGCGGAATACACCTCAACCATATGGGCGTTCTGCCCATATGTCAAGTGGATGATACATGGCACCACAATTTGAAATCTCGGTGTTTGAGTCCGAGTCTCCTCTCGCCAAGGCGTTCTGGCTTGATCAGAGTGGTGAACTGAAGAAAGAGGACGGAGGGCGGCTGACCAAGGGATATGTCGCCCGGAGATCCTTCTCCTACATGTCCGAATTTGCGGATTTCCTCCTAACCCTGAACGGGACCCATGCACTGGCTTATGGTGTTTCAGAGCACCAGGAAGCGCGGGTCCTCTCCAAGAAGTCCCAGGACTCCGAGAAGGGCGGCGACCGTCCCATCATCACGCGCACCCGTGAGAATTTCTCCTGGCCAAGGGGTGAGGGGATATTCCTGATTGACTACGACCCACCCAAAGACGGGCCCGGACTGCGCCGAGAAGAGGTCTACCAGGCCATCATAGACGCCTGCCCCGGTCTCGAGGACGCGCCGACCATTCTGTGGCATAGTGCCTCCTCGTTTCTCTACAACGGCGACAAGCAGCTCAAGGGTGAAGGCGGCTACAGGATCTACATCCGCGTGAAGGACGCCTCGGACATCCCACGGGCGGGTAAGGTGCTCTTCAAACGCCTGTGGCTCTCGGGGCACGGCTACATACGAATCACCAAAAATGGTGGCTTGGTCGAACGAGCCCCTGTCGATGCAGCAGTGTGGCAACCAGAGCGTCTAGACTTCGCAGGCGGGGCGAACTGCACGCCGCCCATCGTCCAGAGAAGACCCGCGCCTGTTGTCCTGAATGATGACTTCGACTCCGAGGCCGTGGACACCAGAGTGGCCGTGCCAGATCTGACCGAAGAAGAGGAAGCTGAGTACAACGGTCTGGTCCAGGCGGCCAAGGGGCGGAAAAAGCCCCAAGCCAAAGAGATCAGAAAGAAGTGGCTGGAGAATTATCTGGCGCACCTTTCGGAAGAAAAGCGCGAAGAGATCCAGACGGCCCTCGACACCCATGTTCTTCTACCGGACTTCCCGCTGATCCTATCCGAAGACGACTCGGTCGTGACCGTGCGCGAGGTCCTGGCGAACAAGGAAAAATACCACAAAGTGTTCGTGCGCCATCCACTCGAACCCGACCACCAGAAAACCAACCTGAAAGTGGCACAGATCAACACGGACGGCGAGCCAAATGTCTTCACGTTCGCCCGTGGGAATCAGGTCTTCCATCTTCGTGCGATGACGCCGGAAGAGGTCTTCGCGGGCATAGACCCCCCGGCCGAGACCATGGAGTACCCGGAGCCTGAAGGCTTCACCATCGACGTGGACTGGCTCTGCGACATCGACATCACCACGACGCCACCCCGCGAATGGATTCTGGGCAACCGATACCTGCGCGGCTACCCGACCCTGACGGTCGCCCCGGGCGGCGGCTCCAAGTCCACCCTGGTCATGACCGAGATGCTGGCCCTGGCGCATGGCGTGGAGCTCACAGGCGAGAAGCTCTACACCACGGGGAAGGTCTGGGTCATCAACTCGGAAGATCCCAAGGACGAGGTCCACAGGCGCCTCTGGGCCATCTGCAACTTCTTCGGCCTGCCCACGAAGCACCCCAACGTAGCCGTCTCGGGCTCCGAGTGGAAATTCTGCCTGGCCCAGGAGACCAAGGAAGGTAGGGTCCGCATCAACTATGACCACGTCGACCCGATCAAGAAGTTCATCATCGCCCACGGCATCCTAATATGGTCCCTGGACCCACTCATCCGCACCCACAAGGTCAGCGAGAACGACAACGTCGGCATCGATGCCCTGGCCCGGGTCATCGCCGAGATGTGCCGGGACACGAACAGCGCCTGCAGCGCTGTCCACCACACCAGGAAGGGTAACGACATAGCCGGGAACATGGACTCGGTGCGCGGTGCGTCCGCCCTGGTCTCCGCGGCCCGTATTGCAGACACCCTGACCGTCATGTCCGAGAAGGAAGCCAAGAAGCTGGGCCTGGATGACCGCAAGCGGAAATTTTATGTCCGCCTGGATGGCGCCAAGTCGAACCTGCGCCCCCCGGCGGAAGACACCAAGTGGTTCGAGCGCATCGACGTGAAGCTGCCCAACACGGACAGCATCGGCGTGCTCAAGCCCCATGAGTTCGATTATGTCGAAGAGAGCCCGATGGACCCGCTGCATAGAGCCATCATCACCAATCTGGCCGTCGAGATCCCCGCCGGGGAAAGGTGGACCATCAACAAGGCTGCGCAGCTCCTCTTCGACAAGTACGGGTGCGAACTGAAGACCGAAAAAGGCAAGACGCCCTCGGTCAGGACGCTCGCAAATCACATCATGCGGATTTACCAGGAGTGCCCCCAGATCGTCGGGCGGTCGGAAATCAGATACGTCAGGGTCAAAGGAGCGGGAAAAAATGGCGAGCACTTTCTGTCCTCGCAGTGGGTCGCAGATGACCACCTGTAGGGTAGGTCGCAGAGGTCGCAATGACCTGTCTGCGACTTTGCGACCCCTTGGTGCGCCTAGCTTTCCGGGTTTTCATGGGGAGGGTCGCAGAGGTCGCAGCGGACTTCGTTGCGACGAAGGCTGGGAACCCGCGTGGTTCCTAGGGTCGCAAGGTCGCAGAGGTCGCACCCCTAAAGGGGCCTCCGGGTCTTGCGACCCCCTGCCCCAGGGGCGACCGACCTTTGGGCGTCGGAGTCGCCCGAAAGGGCGCGGGCGCGACGAGGGGATGCTTGCGGCGCTGGCAGATGGCGGCAGGAAGGATCGGGGCCATGGCGCTCTTGAGCAGGGCCTTTTATGAATAACAATAAAGCATCTAAAGTTTGTAAGTATATAAAAATACTACGAAACTAAAGAAGAATGGTAGCGGGGGTATGAATAACAATAAAGCATCTAAAGTTTGTAAGTATATAAAAATACTACGCGGACAATCCGCTTTGTCCGCCGCGCCGAAGACCCCGGCGGACAAACGGACAAATCCCTATAGGGTTTGTCCGGTGTCTCGGTCCGCCTGAAATCCTGTTTTATGAAATTGGTGCTTAAAGCATCTAAATATTCTTGGAGGTGAAAATGGCAAAAATCAATTCTCGGCAGAAGGGCAAGCGCGGCGAGCTGCAATTCGTAGACGTGCTACGAAAACATGGAATTGTAGCACGCAGGGGGCAGCAATACGCTGGCACGGCTGATGGCGAGTCCCCGGACGTCATTCACGACCTTCCTGGCATCCATTTCGAGGTCAAGTGGGTCGAGCGGCTGAACATCTGGGACGCCATGGCCCAGGCGCGTCTGGACTGCGGGGGCAAGACGCCCGTCGTGGCCCACAAGCGCAACGGCACGGGCTGGTTGGTCACGATGCCCGTCGAGGACTTCCTGGCAATGCTGGGCAAAGGCAAAATGGACTTTTCGGACCTTTAACCGGATGGAGGACGATATGGACAGCTACGAGATGGAAATGCTGGTCAAGGCAGAGCAGGAGACGGCGCAGACCCTCCGCGACCTGATCGAACTCAAATGCCGCGAGCACTGCGGGATGAAGCGGGCTTGGCCTGACGGCCTGTGCCACGCCACGGCAGAGATGTGCTGTCTGGTGCCCCACAGCCCCATCTGGGCGGGCCGTGAGGTCAAGGCAGCCCCTGTGGTCACTCCTGACTGGGGAGACCTCTAGGATGCTCACCCGCGACCAGCTCGCCGCCCTGCGCATCGGAGGTGAGCGATGACTGCTTACTACAACGAGATTGACCCCTACGCGGCCCAATGGCCGCGATAGCACGCTAACGGGCGGCCCCTTTGAGCTTTTCGTCGGTGGGGCCGCCTGGTAAGGAAAAAAGAAAAAAAAGCAAAAAAAGCAAAAAAAGATATTGACGGCAGCGCCGATGGTGGTTAAGCAGGAATCAACAAGGGCGAGGGATAGGCCCGAGACCCAAAACCCAAAACAAAAGGAGAGGAAAATGAACGCGATCACCACCACCGCCAACACCGCATGGAAGCGCGCCCTGAAAACCTTGGAGGCCGCTGGTCACCGCCCGGCTCCCGCGACCGAAGAGCTCTTGCGCCGATACCTCGACGACCGAAACAGCTACACAATCGGAACATTCCTGCACCACAGCCTACGCGGTAAGGCGAAGGTTTATGCGCAAAGATACTACCACTGCCTAACGACCCGCCTCACCACCCTGGTGCAGGCTGGGGTGGTCAAGGAGGTGCCCTCGGCGAGGGGGAGCGCAGCCTACGTATACGCTGGATAGATAAGAGACCTCAAGGCCCCGCACGGGGCGGGGCCTTGCACCATAACACAAATCTGCAGAGGGGGTAATCTCAGATGGAAGCAGCCGATACCCTACTAAGGATCAAGGACGTTGCGGCGATGTGTAGTGTGAGCACGCAGACGGTGCGCAGATGGGCCGCTCGCGGCATCCTCCCGCCGCCGGTACGCATCGGAGGCAAAAGCCTGTTCTGGCACAAGGCCGACATCGTGCAGTGGATCCACACAACATTCCAAGGAGGTGCACAATGGACGTCCAATTAACAGTACCCTTGAAGATCAAACAAATTGTGCGGCCTGTGGCCGTGGAGGAACCCGAGGACGATGTTACTGCGGCTGACGACGAGGTGCGCGACCTGTGGCGCCCTGTAGATCAGCCGGATGGAAAGACCAAGACCAAGATCGAGACGCGGCTTCCGAAGTGGGCCGAGAAGAAGAAGGACGATGATGGTTACGACAGCCTGCGGGCCATCTACGCCATGGCCCTGGAGCAGGCCCAGGGAGGCAAGGGCAAGGAGCGCCATGCGAACGGCCTGCCCTTCGACCAGCAGCCCATATGCCAGGGCGGCCGCAGGTTCGGCCCGGGCTGCCTGATCTATCAGGCTTGGAAGAAGGCCCACGAAACCCCTGCCCTGCTCAAGATGGACAATGGCAAAGAGCGTGCGATCCGCGAGCTGCTCGGCGTCATCAACTACGCGGCCGCAGCCGTCATCGTGCTGCAGGAGAGTGGCGATGCAGTGGAATGAGTTTTTCGCATGGCTCATGAAGTGGGAAGGCCGCGTGGTCCACAACGACCCCGACGACCCGGGCGGGCATACGGCCTGGGGGATCTCCAGGGTTCACAACCCTGAGTGGGCCGGCTGGAAGTACGTTGACGCGGGTGTCACGTCTGGGCCGGCCTTCGAGGCCATGGTCAGTGAGTTCTACCGCGAGAAGTACCGACCGATATGGGACACGCTGCCCGAGCGGGTCCGCGAGGCCACGGTGGACGCCGTGGTCAACATGGGCCCAGGCCGCAAGGGTGACGACCTCCTGGGCGGCATCGAGCTGCTGCAGGAGGCCCTGTGCCGTCTGGCCCGGTCGCGCTATGTGGTCGTGGACGGCATCCTGGGCCCGCAGACCCGGGAGGCGGTCAAGCGGGCAGACCCCGGCGCCTTGGCTTTCGCTATTTGCGCCCTGCGGCTGGCCGACTACGGGCTGCGCGGCAAGCAGGGCAAGGCGGCACGCAAGTACCTCGACGGCTGGATCAACCGGGTGCGCAGCTTGATGGAGATTCTGTAACGCCAACTTTTTTGGCCTTGTTTCCAAAGGAGTTACGAGCGTATGCCGCTGATTTGCCAAAAATTCTTGTTGCACTGATCCAATTTCTTGTGCTAATGGCCCACCCAAATGAGTGGGCCTTACTGATTTTGAGCCCCCGGCCCAGGTGACGGAGATGATGTGTGGAGCAAATAACCTTGGCGATTTCATGGTGGCAACTGGCGGGCATGGGAGGAACTCTTGCAACCGGAATAGCATGCGGCGTGTTCGCCCTCATAAGGTGGTCCCTCGTGAGAAACATCCAGGCCCTGGATCGTCGCTTTGACGCACTGGAAGAGCGCATGGACAAGACAGACGAAAGGTTCGACATCCTCTACCAACGCCAGGAAGCCCTTGCCCGCGAGACGACTACCAAGGCCGATTGCACTTCTTGCCGAAGGGACTGTCAGGACCGGGTGGCCCAGAACCAGCGCGAGATGCTCGAATGGATGCGCAGGCAGGACGACAAGCTCGACCGGATCGTGATGATGCTGGCCAACGCGCACAACGGGCTGGGCGGTGTCACGAACGGGCTGCTGAAGAGGGGCTGACATGGACATCACAGGTATTGGATCTCTCGTTTCTCTCGGTACTACGATCATAGACAAGATCTGGCCTGACAAGACCGAGGCCGACAAGGCCAAGCTGCGCCTCTTTGAGCTGCAGCAGGCCGGCGAGTTCAAGGAGATCGAGGCGGCCTTGGAGATGTCCCGGCAGCAGACGGCCGTCAACGTCGCGGAGGCCCAGAGCGGCGACAACTTCCGCGGGGGCTGGCGGCCATTTACGGGATGGGTCTGCGCGTTCGGGCTGGGCTATGCCGCAATTTTTCGCCCGATCATCATAGGGCTTGTTCGCCTTCAGCACCCGGAGTTCGACCTACCCGAAGCAGGTGGTGAGACACTGACCACTATCCTCCTGGGCATGCTTGGCCTGGGCGGGATGAGAACTTTCGAGAAGGTAAGGAAATAATGTCGGCACAGACCAGAGGCCCGCGCAGGCCAGATGAATTCACGCCCATGCAGCAGCTCTTCATCGAGCAGTACATGCTGCATCGGTCTGCACGTCGCGCAGCTGTCGAGGCCGGCTACTCCGACACCGACAACGCGGGCTGGCGGCTCCTCCAGAACCAGAAGATCGTGGACGAGATCAACCGCAGGAAGGAAGCCCAGCGGCGCCGCAATGAGCTGCTCGAGGATGAGGTCCTGCAAGAGCTGGCCAAGATCGCCTTCGTGGATATCACCGACGTGGTGGACTTCAGTGGTTCCAGCCTCAACGTGAAGGACCTCTCCGAGATCCCGGAGCACGTCCGCCCCGCCATCAAGAAAGTTGTCTGTACCCCGAGCCAGCACGGCGACAAGGTCACCATCGAACTGCACGACAAGATCGCCGCCCTGGAGAAGCTGGGCAAATACCTGTCCATGTGGGTGGACAAGATCGAGCAGAAGACCGTCGTGGCCTTCGAGGACCAGCTCAAGGCACTGGCCGAGGGCCCGAAGCAGGAGATGGACTTTGATGACCTCTGATCAGATCCTCATGCGCCTTCGGGACGACTTCCCCTTCTATGCCTCGCGCTGCCTGCGCATCCGCGCCAAGGTGGCCGTCGCGGGCCAGAAGATCATCCCCTTCGTCTTGAATCGTGCGCAGATGTACTTGCACCAGCGGCTCGAAGACCAGAAGCGCAGGACGGGCCGTGTACGGGCACTGATCCTTAAGGGCCGTCAGCAAGGCTGCTCAACCTATATCGGCGGGCGATACTTCCACAAGACCACATTCAATCCAGGCATGAAGACCTTCATCCTAGCCCACCGTGACGACGCGACCGACAACTTGTTCAAGCAGGTCAAACGCTTTTACGAGAACCTGCCCCGGGTCGTGCAGCCCTCGACAAGCTACTCGAACCGCAAGGAACTGATCTTCGACAAGCTGGACAGCGCCTACGGCCTGGGCACTGCTGGGTCTGGCTCCGTGGGCCGCTCCGATACCATCGACCTGCTCCACGGGTCTGAGGCGGCCTTCTGGGCCAACGTGGACGAGCTGCGCACGGGCGTCCTGCAGGCCGCCGAGATGGCCCAGGAGATCATCTTCGAGAGTACCGCGAACGGCTACGACCCGATGTTCTTCCCCATGTGGCAGGACGCCGAGGCGGGCAAGGGGCAGTACGAGGCCATATTCATCCCCTGGTACTGGCAGGACGAGTACAGGTCCCCGGTTCCTGCTGGCTTCATTCTGGACGAGGAGGAGGCCGAGTACGCCGAGGCCTACGGGCTGGACCTGGGCCAGATGGCCTGGCGCCGCAACAAGATCATCGAGCTGAAGGACCCGCTCCTCTTCAGGCAGGAATACCCGGCCACGGCCGCCGAGGCCTTTCAGGTCACGGGCACGGAGTCTTTCATCTCCCCCCGGGACGTGGCCGCCGCCCGGCGCAACAAGAATATCAGGCCTATCGGAGCCCACATCGTCGGCGTCGACCCGGCCCGCGAGGGTGAGGACCGGGCGGTATACATCCACCGCCGCGGCCGTGTGGCCTGGGGTCTCAAGAAGGAAAACAGCTCGAACAGCATGCATATCGTGGGGCGCATCAAGGGCATCCTCGACGCCACGGACGATCCGGTGGACATGGTCTTCATCGACCGTGGCGGTGAGGGCGGGGCCATCTACGACCGCCTGTGCGAGATGGGCTACGAGAAGCGCATCACCCTGGTGAATTTCGGCAGTCGGCGCACGGTGCTCGAGGCCGACAAGTATTTCAACAAGCGGGCCGAGATGTGGGGCCTCATGCGCGACTGGCTGCGCGACCCCAACGGCGTCGAGATCCCGGATTTGGACGAGCTGCAGGCCGACCTGACCGCGCCGTCCTACAAGTACGACTCCGAGCAGCGTGTGGTGCTCGAGAAGAAGGAAGAGATCAAGAAGCGCGGCCTGCGTTCACCGGACTGTGCAGACGCCCTGGCCCTGACCTTCGCTTTCCCGGTCAAGCCACAGGAGCCGATGCGGTCCAGGGCCCAAACAGATTACGACGTGCTGACCTACGGGACGCAGGCAGCGCGTATGGACTACGATGTCCTAGGGGCCTGACATGGGCGGCTACGTCTTCGAGCACAAGGACCATCTCTCCAAGGAGCATTTAGAGGGCTCTTATCACGCCATCCGAAACGATGTAACCCTTTGCAAAACCTTGTGGTACGACGGCAAGCCCACAGGATTGCAGGAATTCATGGACAACATAAAAAACTGGTGGTATGTGCGTGTCACGAATCCTGGGAAAGTTCCTGTCGGTGTGTTTTGGCTGAACGGCTACCAGGGGCGCACGGCGCAGATTCATTTTGCGATCTTTGAAGAGTTCCGCCGGGAGTCGGTGGAAATAGGTCTGGCCACAATGCAGTGGCTCGGAGAACTGGGGTGGCTGCACAGCGTGTACGGGCTGACCCCGGTCACGCACCGCCACGTCTTCCCCTTCATCGAGGCCATCGGCTTCAAAATCATGGGGAAGATCCCGGGGGCCTGCTGGATCGAACGGAAACAGAAACATGTCGCGGGCGTCTTGAGCGTCTACGACTTCGGGAGGAAAGCATGAAAATTTACGAGCGCATCGTGATGGACTGGGACGGCAACGTCCTGGACGAGCAGTCCTTCGAGTACGAAGGCCCGGTCGCCCTGTGCGGCGGCGGTGGTGGCAAGGGCTCCAAGCCGAAACCCCCGCCCCCGCCCCCGCCTCCGCCTCCGAAGCCTGCTACCGAGAAGGACGTGACTGCTGCCGCCAATGAGGCTGTCGCCGACCAGGACGCCAAGCGCAAGAAGTACATGGGCCATCAGGGCACGATTCTAACCAGCCCTCTCGGCGCTGCACCGGCTCCGGGGCAGACAAAGACCTTGCTCGGCCAGTAGGAGAAAACCATGGTGGACGTGAAGGAACTGGCGAACAGGCGCGAGGCGCTGATGCAGGAGCGAAGGACATGGGAGGCCGACTGGGCACTCCTGGCCCAGCACTTCCTGCCGCGCAAGATGCGCAGTCTGGAGCTTGAAGGCGACGTCACGAACCGGGGCGGCCTGCGCAAGGACATCCTGCGTTCGACGGGCATCCTGGCCATGCGCGACCTGGCCGCGGGGATGCACGGGGGCATGACGTCCCCTGCCCGCCCGTGGTTCCGCTTGTCCCTGCAGGATGAGGATCTGGCCGCCTTCAAGCCTGTCCGTTCCTGGCTTGACGACTGTCAGGACCGCATGCGGACCATCTTCCACCGCTCCAATTTCTACAACGTGGTCCACTCGATCTACGGGCAGTTGGGCACTTTCGGCACGGGCTTCATGTTCGAGCTGGAAGATGAGAAGTCCGGCATCCGCTTCCACCCCCTTGTGGTTGGCGAGTATGTCCTCGACGTGGATGAGAATGGCCGGGTCGACACGATCTTCCGGACCTGTCCCATGACGACCAGGCAGCTTGTCCGCCGCTTCGGCTACGACAAGTTGCCCGATGTCGTGAAGCGCATCCACGACAACCCGACCCGGATGGCCGTTGACCGTTTCATCGTGGTGCATGCGGTCTACCCGAGAGCCGACCGCAATCCTGGCAAGCTCGACAGCAGGAACATGCCCTGGGCGTCGGTCTACTACCTCGAGGCCGGCGAGGGCAGCAAGAACATCGCGGGCGGCCTGCAGTACCCGCACCTCCTGGCCGAAAGCGGCTTCCGGGAGTTCCCCGGCTTCGGCCCCCGCTGGGACGTGACAGGCAACGACGTCTACGGTGACAGCCCTGGCATGGATGTCCTGGGCAACGTGCTGCAGATGCAGGCCATGGAGAGGAGCAAGCTCAAGGCCCTGCAGAAGCTGGTGGACCCACCGATGGCCCGCCCCAGTGGGACTAAGGGACTGTCCCTGCTCCCCGGCGCCGAGAACGTCTACGACGTGAGCGGCAGCAACCAACCCATCTACCCGATCATGAACATCCGGCCCGATACGCAAGGTGTCCTGGCCGCGCTCGAGGACCTCAAGACAGAGATCAAGCAAGGCCTCTACAACGACCTGTTCAAGCTCCTCATAGACTCCGACCGCCGGCAGATCACCGCCCGCGAGATCGCTGCGAAGGAAGAGGAGAAGCTGATCCTGCTCGGGCCGGTGCTGGAGCGCCTGCACGATGAGATGTTCATCCCTATGATCGACAGGACCTGGAACTTGATGATGGAGCAGAACATGCTCCCGGAGCCGCCCGAAGAGGTGCAGGGCCAGGACATCAAGGTCGAGTTCATCTCGCTGCTCGCCCAGGCCCAAAAGATGGTCGCCACGACGGCCGTGGACCAGTTCATGGGCTTTATCACCATGCATGGCCAGATCCTCCCGGATCTCCTCGACGTGGTGGACCCGGACAAGCTGGCTGACGGCTACGCCTCTTACCTGGGCCTCGAGACAGACATGCTCCGCGCCCAGGAGGACCGCGACGCCGTCCGGGATGCCCGGGCCCAGCAGATCCAGCAGGCGCAGCAGGCCGAGCAGATGGCGGCCATGCAGGCCGGGGCCAACACGGCCAAGACCATGGCCGAGACGCCCCTGCAGCAGGAAGCGCCGAATGCGCTTGACGTGCTCCTTGGTTCCCTCGGAGGTGGTGCGTGATCGCAGATGATCTCTTCACCGACGAGGCCAAGGCGGTCGAGCTGCGCAGGAAGGCCGCCGAGGGCATCCAGGACCAGCTCCGCTACGCCCTGGATGCCATGATGGACAACCCGAACTGTCGTACCTTCCTCGCTTGGTTGATCGACAGTTCCCGATATTTCAAGGTGAGCTACGCGAACAACGCGGACGTTTACCGGCACGAAGGCATGCGGCAGATAGGCGCGGCCGTGGTCGAGCTTCTTGTAGAGGTGAGACCCGACGCCCTGGCCGTCCTCAAACAACACGGCAAGGAGAATTTCCATGGCTGACGAGCTGAACACTGGCGCCAACGATAACACGGGCGCGGCGGGTGGTGAGGGCGCGGCACCGGAGAATACCGGAGCGCAGACGCTCCTCGGCGGCGATCCTGGCGTTCAGGATCAGAAGCCTGTCGAGGGGCAGACGGAAGTAAAGGCGGAAGAGCAGAAGCCCGTAGTCCCCGAGGAGTACGCGGACTTCACCTTCCCCGAAGGCATCGAGATTGACAAGGCCCAGCTTGATGCTGCGAAAGCCCAGTTCAAGGAAGCGGGCTACACGCAGGAGCAGGCCCAGGCGGCTATCGATCTGTACATCAAGAGCATGCAGGAGCAGCAGGAGCTTTTCCTGCAGGAGCGCAAAAACTGGGTGAACGAGATCAAGGCCGACAAGGAGTTCGGCGGCGACAAGTTCGACGCCACGGTCAAAGGCGCCCAGCTTGCCCTGCGTAAGTTCGACGTGGACGGGAAGATGGTCGAACTGCTCGAGACTTCCGGCTTCGGAGACCACCCGGGCGTGATCAAGTTCCTGGCCCGCATTCATGCGGCCCTGAGCGAGGACAAGGTCTTCGATGATCGCGAGCGGGGCGGCAAAATCGACAACAGGCCCCTCGCTGAACGCCTTTATGGCAAAGATGGCATGGGGCCGGCAAACCCCCAATAGTATAGGAGATTTACACCATGGCTGACACTCTCGTTCGTACCCTGGCCGAGTGGGGGCAGTTCTTCAAGGAGAACGGCCAGCCCCACGACGTGATCGAATTGATGGATCAGGACAACTCGATCAATGACGACATCCCCTGGATGGAGGCCAACAGCGAAGACGGCCACAAGACCGTTATCCGCACCAGCCTGCCCACCGTCTACTGGCGCCGCCTGTACCAGGGCGTTCCGTACAGCAAGACCGGCGTGTCGCAGGTCAAGGACGCTTGCGCCCTCATGGAGGCCCGCAATAACATCGACAAGAAGCTCTTGGACCTCCACGGCTCCCAGGCTGCCGCCTACCGCGCCCAGGAAGACCGCGGGTTCATGGAAGCGTTCCGCCAGAAGCTGGCGACCACCTTGTTCTATGGCAACTCGAACACCACCCCCGACGAGTTCAACGGCCTGGGCATGCGCTACCCCACCAAGACCTCCCCGAACGTCGTGGACGCCGGCGGCTCCGGCTCGAAGTGCACCGACATGTGGGGCATCGTCTGGGGTGGCACCGACGTCCACGGCATCTTCCCCAAGGGTTCCAAGGCTGGCCTCTCCATGCGCGTGCTGCCCGAGCAGGACGTGCTGGACGCCAACAGCAACCCGTACCGCGCCGTGGCCACCCTGTTCGAGTGGAACGTGGGCCTGACCGTTCGCGACTGGCGCTCCGTGGTCCGCATCTGCAACATCGACACCGAGAAGCTGACCCTGAAGAAGGGCGAGACCGGGTTTGTCGATTTGCACCGCCTGACCATCCAGGCCAAGAACAAGATCCCGACCGCCAAGCGCAACCGCCTGGTGTGGTACTGCAACCAGGACGTGATGACCGCCCTGGAGCTGCAGGCCTCCGACGCTGGCAATGTCCAGCTCATGTACGGAGAGCTGTTCAACAGCAAGAACGTCCCGTTCCTGCATGGCCGCCCGGTGCGTCAGTGTGACGCGATCCTGTCGACCCAGACCGCCCTGCCCTAATCTTTGATTGGGGGAGCACAAAGCTCCCCTTAAAAGGAGAAACCTATGTTTTACGATAGCTTGAACATGTTCAGCGACCAGCAGGCCATCACCGCTACCGCTGACTCTACCAAGAAGGTCCACCTGGGCGGCCTGAAGATCGCGGGCAAGATGGACCCCATCTTCATCGACATCCGCGTCAACGAGGCTTTCAACAACCTGACCTCGCTGAAGGTCGAACTGCAGCAGGCGGACACCGAGGGCGGCTCCTACGCCACTGTGGCCGGCGGCGATACCGGCGCCATTCCCCTGGCCAGCCTCATGGCTGGGTACAAGTTCGGCCTCCGCATCCTGCCCCGCTCGGTCACCAAGCCCTGGCTGAAGCTGGTCTACACCGTGGTCGGCACCGCCCCCACGACCGGCAAGGTGACCGCCGCCCTGGTCCGTGAGGAGCAGGACAGCTACGAGGCCGGCCAGTACATCGACAAGGGCAGAGTGATCGCCTAAAGGAGGGCTGAACCATGGCAAAGTATCGGGCTACCGCCGACTGCTTCTTCGACGGTCAGTACTACCCGCAGGGCGCCATCTTCGAAGGCCGCAAGCTGGAAGGCTACGATCTGGAAACCGCGACCTACCTCGAGATCCTCGAGGACACCCCCGCTCCCAAGAAGGGCACCAAGAAGTCCGCGGCTGACGACGAACTCTAAACCCAAGGGGCCTCCGAGCCCCTTTTTACCACGGGAGGCGCGATGGCGTCCAAGATCTCGATCATCAACATGGCTCTGGGCTGGCTGGGCGCACCGCCCATCGCGGCCCTGACCGAGAAGCGGCCCGAGGCCATCTACGCCTCCCAGTACTATGATTCCGCGCTGGAGCAGACCCTGCGCGACCATCGCTGGAACTTCGCCCAGCGTCGATGCAGACTGGCCGCCCTCGACGTCCCAGACGGGTACCAGGGCATCTACGAGAACGCCTACGCCCTGCCGGTGGACTGCCTGCACGCCCACACGGTGCTGGATGCCGCCGAAAATACTTTCCCTTTCATCGTGGCCTTGGCCGAGGATGGTGGGTCCAAGATCGTTCTGACCAATGTGGCAAGCGCCTATCTGGCCTACACGGCCCTGGTCACCGTGCCAGAACTGTATGACCCGAATTTCGTCCGGGCCCTGTCCCGCCGACTGGCCGCCGATATCGCGGTCCCGATCCTGAAGAACAACCCGCAGAAGGTCCAGGAGGCCGAGGCGCTCTATGACCGCGAGCTGACCAGAGCGAAGCTGGCCGACTACCGCGAGGGCAAACCGGAGGACGAGGAAGATGTGTCGTGGATCAAAGCCCGGACGGCGAGGTAGGCCATGAAGATCCCCTTCAACAGCTTCGTGACCGGCGAGATCGATGAGAGCCTGTCCGCCCGCTACGATCTTGCCAAGTACAAGCCAGCGTGCCGGGTGATGAAGAATTTCTTGGTTGAGCTGCACGGCAACGCCCGCCGCCGTCCGGGGACATACTTCCTCGAGGATCTTGGGGCCGATGCCATCCTGATCCCGTTCCAGTTTTCTTCCGACCCTTCGCAGTGCCTGGTCATGGTCTTCAGTAACCTGAAGGTCCGCTTTGCCACGACAGCCGGGTTCATCAAAGTGGCCGGCGTGCCTGTCGAGCTGGCCACGCCATACACGACGGCGCAGCTCCCTTTCATTTCCTACGCCCAGAGCGGCGACGTGGTCTACCTGGCCCACAAGAGCCACGCGCTGCGCAAGCTCTCCCGCACGTCGGCCACAACTTTCACCATCGAGGCAGTGACCTTCGATCCTGCCATTTCCGCGCCCTTCATACCGAAGGTAGTTTTTACGTCTGGCCCGGTGGCCTCCGGGACTGTCGTGGCCCCCGCGGACTACCTGCTCTGCTACAAGGCTGTGGCCGTGAATGCGCAGGGCGAGACGTCCTATGCCTCTGCCGTGGCCGGTTGCATGGCGCGGCATCCGTCCGATTGGATTCAGGGCGACAAGGTCACTGTGACCATAGCGGCCGTTCCCGGGGCTACGGAGTACCTCGTCTACCGGGAGGAGGGCGGCTACTACGGGCTGGTCGGAGTCACGACGACGGGCACGTTCATCGACGTGAAATACGTGGCCGAGACGAGCAAGACGCCGTTCGAGGCATACAACCCGTTCGCGGACGGCAACCACCCCGGCTTCGTCACTTTCCATGAACAGCGTCTGGTCCTGGGTGGGGCCGCGAAGACTCCGCAGACGATCAACGCTTCGCAGACCGGGAACTTCAAAGGCTTCTTCAAGCGGTCCCCTCTTTTGGACGATGACCCCTACGAGTTCACCCTGGCCTCTGGGTCCATCGATGCCATCAACTGGATGGCCTCCTTTGGCGAGCTGCTCATCGGGACCGGCTCGGCTGAGTATCAGATGACCGGCGGCAACGACCCGATCACGCCGTCGAACGTCCAGGTCAAGGCCCAGTCCTACTGGGGCTCGGCGCAGCTCCCCCCGCTCATCATCGGCAACTCGATCCTCCACGTCCAGAAGCAGGGCAGCCATGTGCGCGACCTGTTCTACAGCCTGGAGAAGGACGGCTACGCCGGCAACGACTTGACCGTCCTGGCCCCGCACCTTTTCGAGGGCTACACCCTACGCCAGTGGACCTACCAGCAGGCCCCAAATTCCGTGGTCTGGATCGTGCGCAATGACGGCGTGCTCCTCGCGCTGACCTATATGAAGGAGCACGACATTTGGGCCTGGAGCCGCCACGACACGGACGGCCAGTACCGCAGCGTCTGCGCTATCACGGGGGAGTTCGAAGACAATCTCTTCATGGTCGTGAAGCGGACTGTTGACGGCCAGGCCAAGTACTACCTGGAGCTGATGCAGCAGAAATGGATCGCGGAGGATGGCATCGAAGAAGCCTTCTTCGTGGATTGCGGCCTATCCTACTACGGCACGCCGGCCACGGTTCTTTCCGGCCTGGATCACCTCGAAGGAAAGACAGTGTCCGTCCTGGCGGATGGTTCCCCGGTAGAGGACTTGGTGGTCGCCTCCGGGTCAATCACCCTGCCCTACCCGGCAAGCGTCGTTCACGTCGGCCTCCCGTATACGTCGATTCTGGCCCCGATGCCCTACGAGGCCGACGCAAAAGACGGGACCACCCTGGGCCGCCTGCGCACGGTCGGCCTCTCGCGCATCCGGGTGCTCGACACGGTCGGCGGTCAGTACGGCTCCTCCGAGACAGAGCTGTATGACTTCCCGTACCTGCCAGACGAATGGGGAGCAGCAGTCCAGCCCTACTCCGGCGACTTGGAGTTCTCCCCCGACACGCAGCACACCAGTCAAACCACGGTCTACATCACGCAGGACAGGCCTTTACCCATGACCGTCATCGCCCTCATGCTGGACGTGAACTATGAGGATTGAACACCGCGCAGCCACCCCCGCCGACATCGACGCCCTGCTCGCCGCCGGCATCCCAGAGAGCAACTTGCAGGAAATACGCCGAGTGGCCTGCATGCACCCGGAGGCCGCCATCAGGGCCACGTTCTGCATGGCGGACTTCCGCGTCAGCTCCTGGCTCGGCGACGAGATCCTGGCCATCTGGGGCGTGGCTAGGAAATCGCTCGTCTCCCAGGACGGCGTGTACTGGCTCATCGCCTCGGAGCATGCCGCCAAGTACCCGGTCGCTTTTGCGCGGGAAACCAAGAGACTGCTTGGCATTTTTGACGCGCAATACAGGCATTTGGAAAATCACGTCGATGCTGGTAATGCGCAGATCATTCGGTGGCTGGAATGGCTCGGCTTCACCTTCGACCCCGACCCGGTCTACTCCGCGACCGGCCACCTTGTTCTTCGATTCTGGAGGTAACGAATGGGCGCAGCATTTGTACCAATAGCTCTCGGGGCCACCCTGCTGGGGACTGCGGTCACCGCATACGGACAGTACCAGGCCGCCAACGCGGCGAACAAGCAGGCCGACTATCAGGCCAAGGTTGCGGCTAACAATGCTGCCACGGCCGAGATGGAAGCAAAATTTGCCGAACAGCAGGGCGAAAGGAACGCCGAGGCCCAGAGGCGCAAGACGGCCATCATGATCGGGGCGCAGCGGGCCCGCATGGGCGCGTCCGGCGCTGTGGTCGATTCTGGCTCTTTCCTCGACTTGACGCTCGACACGGCCAAGCAGGGCGAACTGGACGCCATGGCCCTCTTGAACGAGGGCAAGATGCAGGCCTGGCGCTCCCGCGTCCAGGGCAGCAACTTCATGGCCCAGAGCGACCTGTACAAGTCGAGCAAGACAAACCCCTTCCTGGCCGCAGGCGGGACGCTCCTTGCGGGTGCGGGTCAAGCCGGGATGGGCTTTGCATCGCTGGGCGGCGGTAGTAAGTGGCACAACGTCGGGGGCATCCGCGGCACATCGACCGGAACAGGCGGCGGTTTCAACATGGGCGGCGGCCGGGTATCCGGACTGTAAGGAGACAACATGCCTAAGATCCCAGTCTACGACCGGCAGTTCGACCGGCAGAGCGTTGACCTCGGAGCACCCAAGCAGAGCTTCGACACGAATCTGGCCATGTTCGGCGGCGGGGACGCCGCGGGGCTGAAAAGTCTTGGCGGCGGCATGGCCAACGTCGGCACTGTCATGCTGGCCACCGCCAACCGCATGAAGAAGGAGGAGGACGAGACCGCCGTCCTCGACGCCTATCGCCGCTACCATGATGCCGTGGGCATGCTGCTCTACGGCGACGGCTCGCCCGAGACGGGCCTGTTCAACCGTTCCGGCCAGGGGGCCATAGGGGCGACCAAGGAAGCCAAGGAGGCCTTTGACCGCGCACGCCGGGAGATCGCCGGGACGCTCGAGAACCCAGACCAGCAGCGGGCATTTGGCCTAAAGGCCGACTCGCTGGCCAGCGAGTCGCTGCTCTCCGTTGCCAGGCACGAAGGCAGGCAGCGCAAGGCCGCCCTGGTCGAGGGATACAAAGCTGTGGCGAAGAAGGAGAACAGCTACGCTCTCCTCAATTTCACGGACCCCGGCCTGGTCGATGCGGCTCTTGGCCGGATGGAAGAGTCGGCCCGGGCGGCTGCACGTCTTTCCGGCCTCGACCCGGAGGCGACCGAGTCTATGGTCTCCGCGCTCAAGTCCTCGACGCTCAAGGACGTGGCCATGCGCCACATCGAGAACGGGAATTTCACCACGGTCCAGGGTATGCTCAAAGACGAACGCCTGACCGGCGACGATGCCGCGGCCGTCGAGAAGAGCTTTAAGGCCGCCTCCGACCGGGCCAAGAGCTACGGCCTGTTCCAGGAGGCCATGGGCCATGAGGACCCCCTCGGCTGGCTGCGTGAGCAGGACATCGATCCGCTCATCAAAGACGCGGCAGAGCAGCGCACCAAGTCCGAGATCCAATGGCAGCGGTCGGAGCAGAAGGAAGCGGAGGCCCAGAAGGCCAAGGTTTCCGAGGACGCCCTGGTCCGGGCCCTGGAGGTCAAGGACCTGGACGCCGTGCAGCGCATCATCGAGGACGCGCCCGCCGGCCTGCGCAAGGAATTCTCGGCCTATCGGGATACCATCCTGTCGGGCAAGTCCGTCGAGGACGACCCAGTTGAGAAGTGGAAGTGGACCCAGATGCTGGCGAACGACCCGACCAAGTTCCGTGAGGAGTGGAACAGCCCGGCCGTGCTCGCCAAGCTCTCCCAGGCTACCCGTGAGAAGTTCGACAATGCCTACATCTCCCTGGGTAAGGGTGCGTCGTCCCCCGTGATCGATGAGATCCGCTCTGACTCGGACATCATCAACGAGGCCGCGGGCCTGCTCAAGATCCGGACGACGCCTTCCCAGATGAGGGACTCGGATCGCGAGAAGCTCGCAGCCCTGAACCGCCGGTACACCACCCTGGTCCAGATGGAGATGGCCAACAAGGGCCGCAAGCTCACCACGGCCGAGAAGCAGAAAATCGTGGACGACGAGATCCTCTACAAGGGCAAGGTTAAGGGCTCAGGCAGCTGGTGGAGCTCGGACTGGGAAAAGAAGACCCGATTCGAGGCCCAGCTTGAAGGCAAGGATTTCTACATCGACGTCGAAGCCGACCCGGTCGGTTACGCCCGCAAGCAGGCCCAGATTCAGGGCGTTCCTGAATACTTGGTCGAGGGTGTGATCCGAACGGAGAGCAACTTGAAGATCGATGCCAAGAGTCCCAAGGGCGCCTATGGCTACATGCAGCTCATGCCCGGCACGGCCCGGGACCTGGGTGTCGATCCCAGGGACCCGGAGCAGAACGTGGCCGGCGGCGTCCGGTATCTCAAGCAGCTGATCGACCGCTTCACCAAGGTGGACCCGGCCAACGCCGAGAAGCTGGCCCTCATGGCCTACAACTGGGGCCCGAACGCGACGGCGCAGTGGTACGAGTCCGGGGCCGACCCGAGCAAGGTGCCAGCCGAGACCATCGCCTACGTCAAGAAAGTCCTGTCCTACAAACGATAAGGGGGCCCTATGGCTGATCTTTCCTTCCTCGACCCGAACATGAACTCGACGGACGAGACCCCCATGGGCGCGGTCTCGCCCGACCTTTCCTTCCTCGACCCGGACCAGGGCGTGAAGCCAGCGGACCCCTCCGCACTGATCAACGCCCGTGAGCTGACCCACGGCATGGACCCGCAGCGCACGGCCAAGGTCATCAACCTGTCCAGGAAGGCCGGCCTGCCGCCCCGCATCGTGGAAGAGCGCATGGACGAGATCGAGCGCAGGGAGATGCTGAACGATGGCCTCCTGGCCGACGTGGCGTCCAAGGCGCCCAAGACCACCAGCTTCCTATCCGACCCCGACCGCTTCGCCGTGGCCCAGACCGACATCGAGAATCTGGCCGAGCTGGAGCGCCTCATCGCTACGGGACCTGTCGACAGCTTCGCCATGTCGGGCCAGATGCCCGTAAATGGAGACAACAAGCTCGCCAAGGAGCTGATCGCGGACCCCATAGGGGCTATCGGAAAGGGTCTGATCAAGGCCCCCGGCTCTCTCGCCGAGATGGGCCTCAACCTGTTTTCCATCCTCCCCGGCGCCATCGATTCCGCCGCGCAGGGCGTCGAGCAGCTCACGGGCCTGCCCCGGGGCGGCTACTTTGGCGAGCTCCGGGACGCTGCGCTGGGCGCTTCGAAATGGATCAGGGAGAACTACCTGAACGCGGAGCCACTGCAGATCAGCGAGGACCTGCGCGGCAAGGGGGCCTGGGACAACCCCGAGATCATGCTCGACCCGGAATGGGTCGCCTATGTTACTACGGACATACTGCCTTCCATCGGGGCGACCATCGCGGCCTACATGGCTAGCGGGCCTGCAGCTGCCGGTGTGGTCGGCGGCGGCATGGAAGCCGGCGGACTGTACCAGGAACTGCTGGACGAGGGCATGGAGGACTGGAAGGCGAACACGGCCAGTCAGGTCTTCGGCATCTTGTCGGGCGCTCTGAACGCTATCGGCGCCGACAAGGTCCTAGGCCAGGGTGTGGCCACCTCTTGGGCCAAGCGGCTGGTCAAGGGCTTCTTCGTGAAGGGCGCCGTGGAGGGCGCGACAGAGTGGGCCGAGGAGCCCATCCAGGCCTTGGTCGCAGGCATCGCCCGGGGTGACTCCGTGCCCACCATCGCCGCCGACATCGTGGAGGCCACGCAGAAAGGCTTCGACGTCTTCCTGCCTTCACTCATCACGGGCGGTCTGGCAGGCACTGCTACGGAGCGCATGGAGTATCAGAAGGCCCAGTTCGCCGCCAAGGAGCAGGAAGTCCTGGACATGCTGACCGAGAACGTGGCCCAGTCCAATCTGGCCCAGCTCGACCCGGTCCTGTACCAGGAGGCCCTGACCGTCCTCAAGGAGGGCGGCAAGATCTCCGACATCCATATCCCCGCCAGCGCGATCATGTCCGACAATCTGGCCGAGGTGTCCGAGATTCTGAACCAGTTCGGTGTCTCCTTCGAGGCTTTCGATCTCGCCCTCAACACAGGGGGCACCGTAGCCATCCCGATCGAGCAGTACGGTGCGGCCATCGCCGCTAACCCGGATCTGGCCGCCCGGTTCGTGAACGACCGCAAGCTCTCCGCTGATGGCTACACCAGAAACGAGCTGGCCAAATTCAATCAGGAGTGGGCCCAGGAGGCCAAGCGCGTCTTGCAGCTTGCGGCTGAGACCGAGGAGCTGAAAGACCAGGAAGACGCCGAGACCAAGGCGATCTTCGAGCAGGTCTATGCCGCGAGGCAGGCCGCCGGCCGGGTTCCGGATGCGGCCCGCCTGGACGCCGCGCAGTTCACGGCGGCACTGGTTTCCATGGCCAAAATGTCCGAGGGCAAGTACACGCCGACCCAGCTCTTCGAGGCCTACATGCCCCAGATCAGGGCGGGGCAGCCTGCTGTTGACGAACAGACCCTGCAGCAAGACGCGGCCTATGCCGGCGTCGAGAATCGGGCAGAGATCGAAGAGGCCGCCAGACTGTGGGCCGAGATGGGCACGGAGTCGCCGTACTTCAAGAAGTGGTTCGGAGACAGCAAGGTGGTGGACGCCGAAGGCAAGCCGCTGGTGGTGTACCACGGGACGGGCCGCCCAGGCTTCACGCAGTTCATGCGCGGCCAGGGGGGCTACGTGTACTTCACCCCCGACCAAGACTATGCCAACCGATTTGCCGGAAACACGGGTGGCGTGTATCCGAGCTACTTATCGATGAAAAAGCCACTGGACTTGACGCATTTTGGGGACGGAGGAGTCGACGGCCTGCGCCTTAGGGACTACCTGCGGGACAAGCTAGGCATCGATCTTTCGGGGATTGAGTTCAAACCGTCTTCTGTTCCCGTGTACAACCATGTCAAGCACGATGCGCTTAAATGGCGGCTCGAAGATCACGGGTACGACGGCCTTGTGATCAAGGAATCTGGCAGCACAGCGTACTTGGCTTTCCAACCGGAGCAGATCAAGTCCGTCTTCAACCGTGGCACCTTCGACGCCAACGATCCGCGCATATTGATGCAATCCGTCGAAACCGCCGGAGCAACCACTACCGCCGAGGCGGAAGAGGCCGCCAGACTGTGGGCCGAGATGGGCACGGAGTCGCCGTATTTCAAGAAGTGGGCAGACGGGCGACAGGTGTTCGAGGTATACCACGGTACGGACGCTGAGTTCGACGCCTTCGATACTTCCGATAGGTCTATGGACTTGTCGGCGCGTAATCCGCTCGGGGATAATATCGGATCATTTTTTGCGTCCAAGGAAAGGGATGCCAAGCGTTTCGGGCCTAAGGTCGGAAAGTACTATGTTGGGCTTAAAAACCCCATGGTTTTTAAGACCCAAGAGGATTTCCGCGCCTTTATGCGCGAGCACTCTGGAATGACGCCGGACGTTCGTAACGCGGAGGGCTTTATCATTTCAGAGGGGCGTTTTGAAAACAACACGCGGAAAGCTATAGAATCCGCAGGCCACGATGGCGTCGTCATACTTAATCCGCAGTACTCCGCAAAAAAAGATAAGCCTTGGGTAGTAGCGTTCGACCCAACCCAGATCAAATCCGTCAACAACCGTGGCACCTTCGACCCGGCGGATGCGCGGGTAATGTACCAAGTATCACCAGAGGTCGCCCGCACGTTGAACTACGAGTCCAAGATACCCACAGACCCACTCTTCGCGGACGCGGTAGCCAACACTCCGGGCGCGGAACTGGTAGCTGATGGCTTGGAGCTGGATCTCACGCGATACCAGAAAGAAGAGCAGACAGGCGGCACTGCGATCAGGACCGGCGTGTTCTATCTGCCCACAGGCTCGGCACAAGAGAAGTATTACCGTGGTGGGAAGTACGGCTACGGAGGTACTGTCAAAGTGCAGGGCCGCACGCTGTTGAAAGCGCCGCTGTTCGTGAAGGGCGCTACGGGCGGAAAAGCCCCAGAAGCCGCTTACGACTCAATCATGGGCAAGAAAGCGTACAGCAAAATGCGCGAGGAAGTCCTGCAGGTGGTGAGCGGTTGGGGCCTCACGGAGCAGGCCAAGGTGGCCAACATCCGCGCCCTTCTGGATAAGTATGGCGCCACAGAGGTGGATGCCTACGAGATTTTCACCAACAGTCGCCAGGGTAATACCCTTGCCTACGCCATCCAGGAAAACATCGTGGCGCACGCTGTGCGTGAAGCGGGGTACGACTCGGTCGTCGGGTACTCCAAGAAGAAAGATGGCAGGGCTTTCATTTCTGAGGTGTTTGACGTCCGCGAGATGACCTATCCCGATGAATCCGGGTATACGGTCATAAACGACAGGTTCTATCAGTCCCTATCCGTCAACAACCGCGGCACCGTCGACGCCAACGATCCGCGCATATTGATGCAGCAGCCCGCCGAAACCGCCGGAGCAACCACTGCCCCCGAGGTCGCGGAAGCGCAGCGCTTGTGGGCCGAGATGGGCACGGAGTCGCCGTATTTCAAGAAGTGGTTTGGCGACTCCAAGGTTGTGGACGAGCAGGGAAAGCCGCTGGTGGTGTACCACGGGACGGGCGCGGATATCGAAGCTTTCGACCCGGATCGCACCGGCAAGGGAAATGACCAGCTCGGGAGTGGCTTCTACTTTACCTCCGACGAGGATACCGCTAAGGGCTACGCTGGGGAAAAAGGAAATCTTACCCCCTCATATCTCTCTATACAGAAGCCGATCGTACTTGGTGCAGAACAGGGCAGCCTTTCCGGGGTACGCCTAACAGCTAAGCAGGCCGAAGCTATAATGCTTCTCGCCCCCAACATCTTTGACGCTGAAAAAAGCCCTCTCGTAGACTGGGTGGACAACGGGGGAAAGAAGTTCACCAAGGCTCACGTAGCCCGGGTGGCTACGAACTATGTAGACCAGCTAGGGTCACTCGAGAACGACTTTTTCCGCGACAACGCTACAGCGTTCCGTGAAGCCGTCAACAAAGTCACCGGGTACGATGGTGTATCCAAGGTCTTCCCCAGCGGGGAACGGCACTTCGTCGCGTGGTTTCCCGAGCAGATCAAATCCGTCAACAACCGCGGCACCTTCGACGCCAACGATCCTCGTATTCTATATCAGACCGCCTTCCACGGTTCCCCGTACCGCTTCGACAAGTTCACGCTGGACGCCATCGGCACCGGCGAGGGTGCGCAGGCTTACGGCTGGGGTTTGTACTTCGCGGGGAAGAAAGAAGTCGCGGAGTGGTATCGGAAGACGCTTGGCATGTCTAAGTATCTTAGAGAAAACCAGTTCAATGCAGACGGAACCCCTAACCGTGTAAATCAGGTTGCGTCTCAGATCGACGCAGGTGTTGCACACGATAGAATCCTAGCTGGGCTTGATGCCCTTGGCCATTCAAAAGATGAAGCGCTGTCTATTCTTCGAGAGGCTAAAAAACTGTTCAATGACTTAAGCAAGTCGGGCCAACTCTACGAAGTCGACATCCCCGAGGACGACGTCATGCTCCACTGGGACAAGCCCCTGTCCGAACAGCCGGAGAAGGTGCGGGAGGCGCTGTTGTCCGAGGTGGAGAGGCACCTGCCAAGCATAGCACACCGGTATGCGGAGCGGGGGGTAAGTAGCGAAGATATCCGCAAGATTCTGGAAGTAACTCGCAGAAACGTGGTCGATCCGAATACAAAAGGAGAGGAATTTTACGCTAACCTTACAGAGCAGCACGGCTCCGACAAAGCGGCCTCCGAGTACCTCAACAGCCTCGGCATCAAGGGCATCAAGTACCTTGACGGAACAAGCCGTGGCGCTGGCGAAGGGTCGTACAACTACGTCATCTTCGACGACGACGCTATAGAGATTCTGAACACGTTCTACCAGGACCAATCCGAACCCCAGGCCAGCTTCACCTTCAAGACCAAGTCGGGCCGGCCGCTGATCGAGCTGTTCCGCACGGCCAACCAGTCGTCTTTCCTGCACGAGACCGGCCACCTCTATCTGGAGATGCTGCGCGAACTGGCCCTGGCCCCGAACGCCCCCGCACCCATCGCGGCCCTGTGGGCCCAGGCCAAGACGGCCCTTAAGATCGATGATGGCCCCATCCCCCGCGAAGCCCATGAAGAGTGGGCCCGGAACCTCGAGGCCTACTTCCTCGAAGGCGCGGCCCCGAGCCTTGGTCTGCGGAAGATCTTCGCGCAGTACGCCCAGTGGCTGCGCTCCATCTACAAGCAGGTCGAGCAGATCTTCCTGCAGAGCGGCACGCAGTTCAACGAGGATTTGAAACCCATCTTTGACCGGATCTTCGCGACCGAGAAGGACATCGAGGAGGCCAGGTCCTTCTACTCCAGCCAGAAGCCCTTCTTCGCCGCCGTTGACCCGAAGGTCATGGCCAAGGAGCGCGAGAAGTACGAGGAGCGCAGGATGCGGGCCAGGGAGTCCATGGAAGACAAGCGCCTGCGCCAGCTCACCGACGCATGGGTCAAAGCCAACGGCGGCAAGGGGAAGATCCGCGCCGAGGTGGCCGAGGAGGTCAAGGCGCGTCCCGTCATGGCCGTCATCAAGGCCGCTGCCGCCGGCATCAACATGAAGGCGCTCGACGCCTCCGTGGGCGAGGACCTGCGCAAGAAGCTCAAGGCAGTTGGCCGCTACTCCTCCTTGGTCAAGAAGGACGGCACGGTTGACCCGGACATCCTGGCCGCCGAGCACGGCTACGACTCCGCTGTCGCCATGGTCGAGGACATGCTCGCATTCCCCGGCGAGAAGGCGGCAATCACGGCCGGCGTCGAGGCCAGGATGGAAGCGGAGCGGCAGCGCATCGCCCGGGGCCTGGCCGAGACCGATCTGGCCGCAGACGAGGCCTACCACAACGACGACCAGCTCGCCGTCCTGGTGGCCGAGTTCGAGATCCTCTCCCGGCAGGCCGCCCAGAAGGTCAAGCGGCTGGAAGCCGCCATGGTCCGGGATGTGGCCAAGCAGCTGCTCGCCTCCGAGAAGGTCGGCTTCGCCACCCAGACCGGCCGGTTCGCACGCCTCGAGCGCCGTGCCGCCAAGCTGGCCCGGTCGGCCTACGAGCGCGGGGACGCCAAGAAGGCCGCCGAGTACAAGCGGCAGGAGGTGCTGAACCATGCCATGTTCATCGAGAGCGTGAAGCTCAAGGAAGGCGTGGCCAAGACAGCGGCCAGGATCAAGCGGGGCATCCAGAAGACCAAGGGTATCAGCCCCGAGGTCAAGACGCTCCTGCAGGGCCTGGGCATCCAGTACGGCATCCTGCCCTACAAGGGCGAGCGCGACCCGGTCAGGGCGTTTGAAATGTGGAATCAGGATCTGGTTGCGAAAAGAGGCAAGATTCCGACCATCGAGGGCTGGGTGGATGAGATGCGCAAGCTGGGCATCAGCGCCCCGCTCGACCCGTTCCTGAACAACGCCGCGGCGGTCAGCTACAAGGACATCACGGTCGGTCAGTTCCGCGCCCTGGAAGAGGGCGTCCGCATCCTTCGGAGAGTGGACCGAGGCCTGCACACCGTGACCTGGATCGACGGGTCCACGATCACCATGGAAGACGCCATCGAGCGCCTCCAGGCTCATGTGGCCGGTCGGGGCGGGAAAGCTCCCGACCCGCTGACCTATGACCCGAACGCCGTGACCCTGGCCGCTCGGAACTTCTTCGCCGAGCACACCAAGACGAGCACGATCATCCAAGCCCTGGACAACTGGGAAGCGGGCGGGCTGTTCTACCAGCTCATCTACCGCCCGATCATGGACGCCGATTCGGACCTGTCCGCACGCTGGGCCACGGAGGCCCCGAAGATCAAGGCACTGTTCGAGCCCATCCGGCGCCAGCTCCGCAAGAAGGTGGTGGTCCTGGGCAAGGCCCGTCCCCGGGCGCAGCTGGTCGCGGTGGCCTTGAACATCGGCAACCAGGGGAACCGGGAGCGGCTCATGGCGGGCCTTGGCATCAACGAGGCCCAGCTCCAGCAGCTCCTCGACCCGCTGACGACCGAGGAGATGGATTTCGTGCAGGCGGTCTGGGACTACATCGACACGTTCCGCGAGGAGGCCTTCGCTGTCGAGCGGCGCCTGACCGGCCGCGAGCCCAAGCGCGTCGATCCGGTCCCGTTCACCTTCAAAGGCAAGACCTACGCTGGCGGCTACTACCCGGTGGTCTACGACAAGCTCCTGCGCGACCAGAAGGGTGAAGCCCGGGACGCCAAAGAGGCCCTGGACGCGCTCTTCGGCGGAACGCCGGCAGGCACGGCCATGACGGCCCATGGCCACCTCGAGGCCCGCGCATCCGCCGGGACCGGGGAGCGGCTGTCCCAGGAGCTGTCGGTCATCTCCGACCATGTCACCCAGGTGCTGCGCGACATCACGCACCGGGAGGCCGTGATCAATGTGGCCAAGCTGCTCAAGAACAAGCAGATCATGGCCCTGATCACCGACGTGGTTGGGCGTGAGAAGGCCAAGCAGCTCTGGCCCTGGCTGGTCTCCGTGTCCAAGGAGGGCCGCGAGCAGATCCAGCTCACGGCGGTCGAGAAGATGCTCCTGCACTTCCGGCCGGCCATGACCTTCTACACAATGGCATACAAGGTCGGAACGGCCCTGATACAGGCCGCGGGCTTCTTCCAGGTCTTCGAGTTCGTGCGGGCCAAGCATGTCGGACAGGCGGTCTGGCAGCTCTATGGCAAGGGCCTCCTGTCCCTGAACATGTTCTCGGATGGCGAGATCATCAGCCACCCGCTCATCAAGGAGATCCGCGAGAAGTCCCCGCAGATGAACGAGCGCCTGCTGAACGCAGACCGCGACATCAGGGACGCGACCAAGGAGTTCAGCACGTCCGAGTCCTGGCTGGCCACCTATAAGAAGGCAGGCTTCAAGGCCACCGTGGCCGTGCAGTTCTATGTGGCCGACGTGGTCGCATGGCAGGGCGCCTACCTGCAGGCCCTGACCGATGGCATGACCGAGAAGGACGCCATCAACCAGGCCGACTTCGTGGTCGAGCAGGCTATGGGCGCCGGCTACACCCGGGCCCTTTCGAAGATCCAGCGCGGCGGGTCCATCCAGCGGTTCCTGACCATGTTCTACACCTTCGGAAACGTGCTCTACAATCTGGCAGCACGCCGGGCCGGCATCACGAAGAAGCAGCTGGCTTCCGGGCAGTACGGTGCGGCGGCCCTCGGGGCGTCCTCGTTCCTGGTCCTGCAGTGGGTCATGCCGGTCCTGCTCGAGGCCTTGGTCCGCGGGGATGTGGCAGACGATGATGACGACGAGACCCTAGCCGAGAAGCTCCTGGTGAACCTCTTGACCTACCCGGCCCAGTCCGTGCTCATCGCCCGCGAGCTGTCCGGGATAGCCAAGGGCTTCCAGTACAGGTTCAGCCCGGCGCTGAAGCCCTTCGAGTCTGTCGGCCAGTGGATCTCATCCGTGGCCCGGGCCATCGAGCAGGAAGACGCCAGCATCGCGGTCAAACCGACAGCCCAGCTTGTCGGTACCACAACTGGACTTATCCCCGACCAATTCATAGACAGCGGCGAGGTCCTCATCGACTACTTGACCGGGGAGGACCCGGAGCTTTCGGTCAAGGAACTACTGTACGGCAAAAGGAGGCAGTAAATGACTATGAGTTCAGCGGTGTCCAAGGTGACACTCAACGGCGACGGGGTCCAGACCTCCTTCCCGTTTTCCTTCAAGGTCTGGAAAGCGGCCGACCTTGAAGTCAGCATCACCAACGCGGCCGGCGTGACCACGGTGGTCTCGAACTGGTCGGTCTCCCTGGCCGGCACGGGCGGAACGGTGACCTACCCGACCTCCGGGCCTGCCCTGCCCAGCGGCCACAAGATAACCATCGCCCGCTCCATGGACTTCCTTCAGGATGTGGATCTGATTAGCGGAACTCGTTGGGACCCAGAGGTCGTTGAGACCGCCCTGGACAGGGCGACGGCTGAACGGCAGCAGCTCAAGGAGAAACTGGATCGGGCCATCGTTGTGGACGTGGCGAGCAGCACGACCCCGGAGGCACTGCGGGATTCCATCTTCGCAGCCCGGGACACCTCCGTGGCCTCTGCGGCATCCGCCCTGGACAGCGCCGAGCGGGCCGAGATTGCGGCCACCACCGCCACCACAAAGGCCGATGCTGCTGCCGCCAGCGCCACCACCGCCACCACAAAGGCCGATGCTGCTGCCGCCAGCGCCACCCAGGCTCTGGACAGCGCCAATGCTGCTGCCGCCAGCGCCACCACCGCCACCACAAAGGCCAATGCTGCTGCCGCCAGCGCCACCCAGGCTCTGGACAGCGCCAATGCTGCTGCCGCCAGCGCCACCCAGGCTCTGGACAGCGCCAATGCTGCTGCTGCCTCGGCTTCGGCTGCTGCCGCCAGCTTCGATGCGTTTGACGACCGCTACCTCGGGGCCAAGCCCAGCGACCCGGTCACGGACAACGATGGCAACGCGCTACAGGTCGGCGCTCTCTACTGGAACACCACAGCCAACGAAATGCGCGTGTGGAATGGGTCGTCATGGCAGGCTTCTGCCGGCTCGCTGGTCGGAAACGCCACCACCGCCACCAGACTCCAAACCGCCCGCACCCTCACCATCGGCAACACCGGCAAGAGCTTCGACGGGTCGGCCGACGTGTCGTGGTCGCTGGCGGAGATTGGTGCAGCAGGGTTTGGCGCTCTTGCGGCCGGCACCGATTTGAACACCGTGGTATTCCCGGGGTTTTACCGCCTCGGTAACAGTCCCGGAAACGCACCCGAAGGCGTTGCGTTTGGGCAATTGATTGTTGCTCGTGGTGGCTATGACACCATTCTTCAAATCGTAACCGGTTTCAGCAACGGCGAGATTTATTGGCGTCAAGGCAATCCGCCAGATGTTGGTGGCCCTGGATCATGGGGTCCGTGGCATAGGTTTTTTCATTCCGGCAACCTCAATCCCACCGACTATGCACCGCCTGGCATGGTGGCGTACTTCGCGAGAAACACAGCCCCGTCCGGCTGGCTCAAGGCGAACGGCGCTGCGGTGAGCCGCACGACGTACGCGGCACTATTTGCCGTTATTGGAACAGCGTTTGGCGCTGGTGACGGATCGACTACCTTTAACTTGCCGGATCTGCGCGGTGAGTTCCTGCGCGGCTGGGATGACGGACGCGGCGTGGACAGCGGGCGGGCGCTCGGCACTGTGCAAGAAGACGCCATGCAAGGCCATGGACACGCAAACAGAAGTTTAAGGATTGGGGGTACTGGGGGCACTGGTGAATTTCTGGGGGCGAATGATAGGCCGGGAAACGAAATAAGAACCGGCCGAATTACTACTCCTGTGAGTGATGGAATAAACGGAACGCCACGTACGGCAACTGAAACCCGCCCTCGCAACGTCGCCCTATTGGCCTGCATCAAGTTCTAAGGAGTTAAAATATGAAAATTGTATGTCAACTTGACGCCGATGGATTTTTTGTCGGCACAACAATTGCAGACGAATCTCCGCTTGAGCCTGGTGTTTTTTTGATTCCGGGCGGCTGCATAGAAGCCGAGCCGCCAACGACTCCAGCCGGAAAGCGCGCCCGCTGGACAGGGGCATCTTGGGTGTTTGAAGATTTGCCGGAGCCGGAACCAGAGCCGGAACCAGAGCCGCTAACCCCTGAGCAGATCGTCGCCCAATACACGGCTGCGGTACAGAAACGCCTCGACGACTTCGCACGGACGCGAGGCTATGACGGCATTCTGTCGGCAGCCACATACGCCGCCAGCACGGTGCCCAAGTTCAAGGCTGAAGGCCAGTATGCGGTCGAGGCGCGTGACGCTACGTGGGTGAAGCTGTATCAAATCCTGGCCGAGGTCGAAGCTGGGACGCGGCCTGCCCCCAGCGGCTACGCTGACATCGAGCCGGAACTGCCGGTCTTGGAGTGGCCAGCATGAAGCAGCGTCTCCCCCGCGCACGCGGGGATCGACCCAAGATAGACGAGCTGACCTCCAAAGGTGGAGCGTCTCCCCCGCGCACGCGGGGATCGACCCGCAATGCGGCTCTATTGACACTCGGCGGCCATGTCTCCCCCCGCGCACGCGGGGATCGACCCGCCCACTTCAGGGCGTCGGCCACGCTCTGGCCGTCTCCCCGCGCACGCGGGGATCGACCCCGGCTCATCGCGCTCGACCAACTGGCCTGGGTGTCTCCCCCGCGCACGCGGGGATCGACCTCATCCACACCGGGTAAACCCACATGCCGCACACAAAAAGCAGCCTTCCTGGAAGGTCAGCTCCCGTCCACAATCGGGACAGATGGGTTTCACCAGACTCGTTGCCGACGATGGAATATTTTCCTCATTTTACACGGGCTCCACCCGCAGACGGGGCAGAGGGCGCAACCTTCTTGATGGATGACTCGGCATCCACATTTGCCGCAGCATCTCGATCAATTCGTTCAATGGTTCTTCTCCTGTCCCAACGCGTCCTTGATTCGGCGGCAGGCAATATCGAAATACTTAGGTTCTCGCTCGATGCCGATGAACCGGCGGCCCGTGTTGGCGCAGGCCACGCCAGTTGTGCCGGACCCCATACAGTTATCCAGCACCACCTCGCCCTCGTTGGTGTATGTGCGGATCAGGTATTCCATCAGCGCTACGGGCTTTTGGGTCGGGTGGGCCGTTCCCGACTCGCTACCGATGCTCAGGACTTGGCGCGGATACCCGGTGAACTCTTGGACATACTCCGCGCCCGCCGTTCGCAGGGAACCCCTGTTGGCGCTGGCCCCCGTATCGCCACGAAGGGAGTCGCCACCCACAGACGCCCCGTTTCGCCTTACGGCGTCGATCCGCATAAGCCCCTGCGGGTTGTACGTTGGGCGGCTGCGGTAGAACACCACGACGTCCTCAACGCATCGAAGCGGCTGCAACTTCGCGTTGGCAAACCCGGTTACGCGGGACTTGACCCACACCCAGCAATAGCGAAACTCGCGCATGTTGCTGGAGATCAGCGCCGTCGTGAACGGCTGCGATGCCGTCAGCACAATGGCCGCGTTCCGTTTTGCCACCCTGCGGTACTGCGCCCACAGTGCATCGAACGGGATCACCGTGTCCCACTTGCAGGCCGTCGTGCCGTAGGGCAGGTCGCAAAGGATCATGTCGACGCTGGCATCCGGCAGCCCTGCCATGACCTCCAGGCAGTCGCCGAGGTACAGTACCGCGTTGCCGATGACGACGGGAGCATTCATGGCTCACTCCTCCCCTTCGCCAGCGCAGTGCCGGCGATACGGTGGGTTTCGGCTAATGATAGGTGCGTGTCTCGCTGACCTTGCCTGATGGATGACTCGGCATCCACATTCTGGACAGATCATAGTCCGATACTCCTCATAATTTGATCGACCCGGGTGTCGGGCCGGGCTATATGTTCAAGCTCCTCCTCGGCCACTCGCAGGCGGCCCGACGGCAGGCGCACGACGGCGATGAGGCCGTCCCTGGCCCATCTCCGGAGCGTGTCCGGATGCACGTCGAGCCGCTGTGCGGCGTGGCGGATGGAGAGGAGCATTTTTCACCAAGCCTCGATGCCCGGGAAGGGGCACCACAGTATCGATCCGACCGCGCAGCCGTCGCCCCAGGTGGGCGCCTCGATCTTACCCCGGGGTATCGGGGCCAGGGTCAGGCCGCGCCTCTCGCGATAGGCCCGCCGGTTCTCCCTGGCCTTTTTCCGCGCTCTCCCCACCCGCTGCGCGGGCGGGTCCCCGTGCGCGGGGCCGGGGCGCGCGCGGCGGCGCGCCGGCGGTGGGGGCAGGGCTGGCACGCCACAGCTTATTTGCCTTGTAAGCGCGCGGCGGCGGGTCGGAGCGCCACCGCTACTGCCGCGCAGCGGACCATCCGCTGCAACCGGTTGTTAGGCGCCATGCCGTCACCGCCTCGCCTGCCACTTCCGCATGATCTCGTACGCATCCGCGAGACGCCCGCCGCAGGCCGCAAGCCACGCGGGGGGGGGCTCGATGCGTCAAAGGAAAGCCAAAAGGTGTCGGTGCCACCCTTGCCGGTGTGCTGCGGAGTATGGCCGATGACGTGCTGCCGGAGCACGGCCTTGGAGATGACCCAGCAATGCGCGTCGAATGGCGAAATGCCAAGACAGACGGCGAACTCGTAGTCTTGATCTCGGAGCTGTTGGAACTTGTAGACGCCGCTCTCCCAGAGCGTGGAGAACTTGATTTCGACGCGCCTCCCGGCAATGACGCGGTCTGCCTCGGAGTTTGAACTGCGCGTAACATCGAGCCCCTTGGCCGCGCACCAGCCAGCCACGAGCTGCTCGCCGATCTTGCCGACCTGACGGGACGGACGTGTCCGAATCCAGGCGAAGGGGCTTCCCGCCCAAGGGTCGTCCGGCCCCTCGCGCACGTAGTCACCCTTGAGGGTGCCCGCGATCGTCGCGAGCATCAGGACCTCAGGATCCTTGATCTGGTATTGCACTCGATCACTCCTCCTGGGCGGCTGGGGCTGAGAACAAGCCGCGCTGCTTTTCGACCCTTTGGTGCGGCGCCGGATCGAATCCGACCCACTCGATCCCTTCGACACCGTCGAATCGCCGGGCCATGACTGCGAGAGCCTCCGGGTTATTGTCGACGAGGATGAAACGGCGACCGAACTCGAGCGCCGCGGCGCCCGTCGTTCCGCTTCCGGCGAAGAAGTCAAGTATCAGGGCACCCGGCCGTGTCGATGCCTGGACGATTCGACGAAGGATGCCGAGGGGCTTCTGAGTCGGATAGCCCGTCTTCTCCGAACCGTTCGTGGGAACGATCGTGTGCCACCACGTGTCGGTCGGGAGCTTCCCACGCGCTGCTTTCTCCGGCCCGACGAGCCCGGGCGCCATGTACGGGATGCGCTCGATCTCGTCGACGTTGAACACGTAGTTGGACGGGTCCTTCGCGTAGAACAGGATGTTGTCGTGCTTCGCTGGCCACCGGTTCTTCGGTCGGCCGCCGTAGTCGTACGCCCAGATGATCTCGTTCAGGAAGGACTCGCGCCCGAAGATGCTGTCGAGGAGCACCTTGCAGTAATGCACCTCGCGGTAGTCCACGTGAAAGTAGAGGCATCCGTGAGGCGCCAGGACGCGGTGGGCCTCGGTGAGGCGCGGTTCCAGAAAGGCCAGATAATCGTCGAAGAGATCGCTGAAGCGCTTCGTTCCCACGACGATGCTCTCGTAGCGATGGCCCTGGAATCCGACGCGGTCGCCGTCTGCGGAGCGAACCGTCTTGAGCTGCGTGCGCTGCTGGACCTTCCCCGTGTTGAACGGAGGATCGATGTACACGAGGTCCACGGACGCCGACGGCAGCGCCCGAAGCACGTCAAGGTTCTCAGCGAAGTGGATTCTGCCGATCACATCTACCTCCATCCGATTCCTGAACCTCGTGCTCCATGGCGCCTAACTTTGCCGTTATCTGGGCCTTAGTGGTGATTGTACAGCCAGACGTAGCGATGAATCGTTGCGCCATCTTCCCGCAGGGCCGCAGCTCATGGCAGACGCCGCCGCGATATTCACACTCGGGGACCAGGGCTAGGGCGAGATCCGGGTCCACTATCTTCATGTGGTCCTTGATGTGCTCGAAGACGAGGCGGGTCTCGGGGTGGGCCTTCATGCAGAGCCTCTTCCTGGCCATGTTGATGATGGCCTGGGCGTTGAGGAGCATGGCGTGATTCACGGGAGTGTTCCGGTCAGCCACGGTCTCGGCCCCGCGGTCGTCGCGCATGGTCTGAACGAAGTGCTCCACTCCGATCTTGTGCCGGACCATGTGCACACTCACGAAGCTCGGAATCCCCATCATCTCGATCCAGAAAAGCTGGGTCCGCATCGGGCTGTGCTCGCAGCGATAGATCTTGTCCAGGCTCATCATGGAATCGACCTGACCGTGCGTCGTGAACTTGCAGGCCCTGCGCATCAGCGCCGTGTTGGTGAGTTTCTCGATGTAGATTCTCATCCAAGAACCCTCCAGGCCAGGATGACCACGGAGACGGTGAGGGCCGCGCTGATGACTCGCCAGGCCCGCAGGCGCTCCGAGAGCTTCCTTCTCAAGCGATCCGCGCACTTCTCGCACATACCATCGTCGAGGACGTCCTCCGCCGTGATGAACTTGTTGCACACCTCGCACCGAATGTTGTGAAAGCTTTTCATTTCTCCTCCCCGACCACAGGTCTTACAATTTGTTCGATCTTCAGGAGCCGTTCGCTCCGGTCCTCGGCCAGACGCTGCCACTTCTTTTTCTCTTTCTTGATGGCGTCGATGGTGTCAAGCAGGTCCAGGATGGTCTGCCTGGGCCAGCCGTGCGTCGTGGTCCGTTCGTTCTTCTGCCGCAGGGCGGTGAGCTGGTCACGGGTGAGCATCAGGCCTCCATACTGCTTCCGGAGCTGATAATTTGCATTTCTGGCAATGGAATTTATTATCTGTTTCCGTTGTGTAATATTTATGTATTTTGCC